GATTCATAACGATTCATAACGATTCATAACGATTCATAACGATTCATAACGATTCATAACGATTCATAACGATTCATAACGATTCATAACGATTCATAACGATTCATAACGATTCATAACGATAACGATTCATAACGATTCATAACGATTCATAACGATTCATAACGATTCATAATGAGTTCTCAAATAAAGCATGAATTGCCCCTAGTTAATTCTCATAATTTTGACCCAACAAAATGTACTCTTAGAGAACTCCCTTGGAAAAATATCTTCGCTCTAAAATACTCATATGATGATATACGAACAGATTTACCCCTAAATATTTATTTGGAATATGTTCAAATTATTAAGTTGGGTAAGTTTAATACTATTATGGTTAATTTAGAAAATTCTAAAAATTTTCTAAATGTACACTCTGCATTATGTTCCCATTATAAAATAAATTCAAGTAATAAATTTATTTTTATAAAATTTTCTGATACAAATTCGAGACTTACTTTAATCCCTGCAAAATCATCCAAAGATGTACCTATTCAAGTTTCATCGTACGCACAACTTGAGACGACGTTTAAAAATTTTTATCAAAGTTATAATTTAAGAGGTAAATTAATTCTTACACCTATCCTAAATCTGAATACTTCAAACATATCTTATAATATAATTGATGGAGAAATATCCTATCCAATGACTCGGGTTGAGGATTCTATTAAGAATGATATTCACAAGGTACGATTGGATTCGAATATTCATATAATGTTGTGATGTTGAGGGTAAAATTATTTATAGGTTAGTTTTATAATAAAGATTGCATATTTTTTAATTCCAAATATTTTTGTTTGTATTTAAGATATTTTTGTTGATAGCCACCCGTTTTTACAGATACATCTACAAACTTACCAGCTTCGTACTTTCCATCTTTAGACGTACCAATATTTCCTACAAAATTAGCAACATAATTTCCATTAAAATCCAATAATTGAAAAGCAATTTTTTGTATAACAGTAATAGGATAAGACTTGTTAATTTGTTGTATGATTAATGTTTTTGCTTTAGTTAGTGCGAGTGAAGCGTCTGTTTGTATTAAATCATTAATCTCTTCAAAATCCAAAAATAATGTTCCTTTTAATGAATATATAAAATTTATTGTTATTTTAGGATTCGACTTCCTTTTATATAGATTCTCCCATAATAATTTACCTTGAACTATACTATGTAAAACACATATTGTTCCAACTAATCCACATATTGTAATATTTATTATTCCTTCCGTGTAATTTTTTAAGATAGATTCAAATAAACCAGTTGAAAAATTAGTAGACATATCTAATACAGGAATTTGAGTTTTTACATTATTTTTATATTCATAATGATAATTAAAAGCAGAATACGATTCATATTTACAATATTCTCCTTTTGTTACTTGATTAAATTGTATATTACCATATTTTATATTATCTGTTGCAAAATGTAAATTATCATACAAAGGTTTTCCTTGATATTTCGAATTTTTTAAACCAATTGTATATTTATTTGCTTCAGTTAATGAATTTTGTGTAAGACTATGAATATTATCTGCTAATTTAGATAAATAAAAAATATAACTTAAATCTGTTCCAAAAATTGGTTTATTAATATGTGTATTATTATTAAAGTTATTTTTTTGAAATATTATTTTATATTCTGTATTATTTAATAAATTATTTATAGTAGTTGGAGATTTTGTAGCATCTTCTATTAAAGGTTCTAGTGGTGTATCATGATTTGCGTTATCTGTATATTTACAATTTCTAGCTAAATTTCTACAATGATTAGGAAAGAAATTTCCAAATTCTACAATATTTTTTTTTGTATTTGTACCTTCACCCTCAAGTGATGCATGATTTCGTGGATGTAAATCTCTTGTAAAATATACATGTGTTTTTATATTTTTTGAATCATCAATTAATTCTATAATATCATTGATTTGTTTGCACGATAACTGTAGTTTTGCAATAGGTATATTTTTTTCTGCATCAGCCCCATTAATTGATCCACCAGCAATAAAACAATTCTGAACATCAACAACAATTAAAATATTAACTGCAGCCATTTTATACTATACAAATATAAAATAAATACAAATTTATAATATAAAAATAAAATAAATAATTATTATATGTTTGAAAATATATTATTCTATACAATTTTATTAGCAGAAGTTTGAAATGGTTGCACTTTTATCAATAACAGTCTTATATTAAGGATTCTAATAAGGAATATTTAATAATTGGAATGTTATTGTATGGGATATTAGTACCGATTTATCATACATCTACATGATAAATTGTTTAAATATGATTTTTAATCATATTTAACCATATTTTATTGTTAAATCATTAAAATATGAAGGTATAGGTTATGTTAATTTATTAAGAAATATTATAACAAATGTATCAATGATTGGGATTGGATACTATTATTTTAATGAAAAAATAAATTATTTGCATTTACTTAGTGTATTATTAGGTAGTATTTCTATTATTTTATTATTTTTTGCTAGTAATAAAAAATAAATCTTAAACATTTTTTATTTATTTTTCTATATAAAATTAAATAAAGATTAATATTAGTAATGGCAACCTTAACTAATAAACCCAGTAAAAAACAATTACTCGATCCAATTGGAACGCTATGTCATCTAATAGGATTAGCTTTCAAACCAATAAATTCTAAAATTGGCATATATAATCATGCAATAATTATTCATGAAGCATCAATATTTCAATGGATTGATAGATATTTAAATAGTGATAGTCGAGAAGTAATTAGTCTATTATATAATATTGTTATAAGAATCATTGAATGGTATGTAATTCCATTAAGTTCAAAATACGAGGCTAATCCAGAATTTGATGTATCAAATAATGATTTTGATTTGACTAACAAAGAATTATTTTGGAAAAATCTTGAAAAAACTATTTTTTATGCATGTGATGCTCTTGACCGTTTGCAACATACTTATTATACAGAACAATCCCCCACGAATGTTGTATTAGCATTGCAATTATTTATTAATACTCTTAGAGATAGTGTCAATGGTATATATTCTCGAAATAAATTACCCAGATGTATTATTGAATCTCAACCTAAAACATTTTTAGATTATGATAAGATTAAATATCTTTGGACAGGAATTAAATTAAAAGAAATAATTGAACTGTATGAAAAATGTTTCGTTCTGGATGCATCAAATGATTCAGCAAAAGAAGATAAGATTAAAGGCTATATGGCTGCAGTGAATATGCATATTAGTATTCATGATGATGAATTTCGAAATTTAATTGTATTATCGAATGAAGGGTAAAAATTTCCTATAGGAATTGTATAGGAATTGTATAGGAATTTAGCTTATATATTATTTCTTAGTTGATTTCTTAACCTTAGGTTTAGGTTCAGACGTTGATTTAGTTGATTTAGTTGATTTCTTAACCTTAGGTTTAGGTTCAGATGTAGATTTCTTCGTATCTTTTTTAACTTTGGGTTTAGTCGATTTATTAGAACTAATTTTTTCTCCAGAACTAACTTTTTTATATAATTCAGCAGTTTTTTTTAATTCAGCAGTATTCTCTGCAAGTTTCGTTTCGATTAATTTTTTTTTCTGAGGATCTTTTTCTCCTTTAGATTCTCTTTCTAATTTTAATTTAACACCTCTTAATTTTGCAATCATTCCTGCTAAATCTTTTTCAGTTAACATTTTATCTCGAGGTTTAGTCTTTTCAAGCAGTTTGGGATTAATTTTATATTTTCCATATAATCGGACTTGTCCCATTTCTACACATTCAGACATAGACCCTTTCTTATATCCTTTGGGAATTTTCCCACATCCACAGTAGATTTTATCCCCAGACATTATAAAATTTACAAATATAAAAAAATAAAAATTTATATAGAATTAAATAGAATAATAATATATATTTTTTAAAAATATATATTATTATTATATTAATGACAACGGTTGATTTATCAAATAAAAACGTATATGATTATGTTAATATGGGCGAAGTACCTAATAACACTAGTATGTTGCAACACGAGTTTGAAGATAATATTCAAAGAGAACAAATGATGTATGATGATTATTATAGACAAATTAAACAACTTTCAGAGAGCCCTAGTTCCACTCCAGTATCTCTATCTAATCAAGAAGCTCCTCCCATATATAGTCCTGTATCGAATCCTGTATCGAATTTAGATACTCATTTTAATCCCGATGTAAATCTTGTTGCGGATAATGTTGCGAGTCCAATGGCTTCTAGTCCTAGTCCTAGTTCTAGTCCTAGTTCTAGTTCTAGTCCTAGTTCTGATTCGAATCAACATCCTGTATTAAATAGTGTTCGTCAATTAACTGGAAAACACAAACCAAAACGTAGTTTAAAGGGATTTTTGGTATTTCTATTAATAATATTATTATTTATTTGGATTATATATTTTACAATTTATCGTTTAGGTTGGGGTATTAAAGAATGTATGAATAAAAACTATCATAATTGTGCGGCATTACTAACTCCTGAACTTGCACCATTAGCTGCAACTGGTTTACTCGCATTATTATAAGTACAATAAGTACAAATCATTTTAAATTCGCGATAAGACATATTTTTAATAAGTAAGTGTTTTTTTGAACATTCCGTATCGAGATATGGAAAATATTCTATTTGAGATTTAATATTTTCTAAAAGTGATGCAGATAATGCAGTATTATTAATTAGATTATTAATTGGAGTTATATAAATGTGATGTTCTAAGGGGGTTAAAAATAACTCTCTATGAATATAATAATCAGATTGTGTATTTGATATTTGATGATATAATTTATTAAAATTAACATTACCTAACGAATTTATATAAGAATATATCATTGTGAAAGACATCGTTTCTTGAAGAGTATTTACCCATGTGGAAGTAATAGACATAGTAGTATTAATTTTATTGTGATAAAAATCTGTAACCCAAAATAAACCTTCTACGTATATCTTTGACTGAGTTTGACTCAGGTTAGATTGATTTAGGTTAGATTGATTTAGGTTATTATCCTTATAATTTGAAATAATTTTATAAAAATTATTCTTAGATTGTGTATTAAACCAATTAGTTGATATTTTTTTTTCACGATATTCATCTAATTTTGTATCAAATTTATAAGATTCGATATCATATAAAGATACAGTCATTGATGGATGTTCTAAAAGTTGTGTCAGCTTTATTTGATGATATTTATCTGAAATACTTCTGGAATATAGAATTAAATTTAATTTTCCTTTATAACATCTATTATTATTTATAATCGTTTGAATATGTTTTAATATCGATACAAAAATATCTTTATCGTCTGTTATTTCAATAGGAATATTATTTGGCTTTTCAATCGAAATAAAATTTTGAATAAAATTCTTATCTAGCATATCTATCTTATTAGAAAGAATTGTATCGATTGGCGTTGATTCTAATAATTGTTGTATAATGATATTATATGATTTAATATAGGAATATATTTTATCAACAAAATACGGAGAATCATTCAGAGACAGATTTTTTTGAAAGGTCATATTAAGATATGTAAAATTTTTATAATTATTTACACAATATGATTCATATATTAATTTATCCTCATTCCGACTCAATTCATAAAGAAATAATTTCAGATTATAATAAGATATCGTTACGATATTATTTTGTTCGAATAATAAATATTTTTTTTTGTTAAAATTCTTTAATAGATATTTACGGTAGGTATATAATATAATATTTAGCCCATTTTGTATATGTAGATTAGATATTTTCTGAATAAAATCATTACCAAAAAATCCTATTAAAAATGTTATATCTCTAATCAAATTAAACGACTCAAATTGATCTGAATTATCCAGATTTATTACTGTACATAATAATCGATTTAAATCGACAATATTGATTACTTCGTACGATGTTATATATTTTCGTACGAAGACAAAGGTCGTATTAGGATCTAATTTTGAGAATAAATTTTGATGAATCATTGAAAGTAATACCAGGTCGCTATCTGAACTCCATATACTATACGTTCCATATCTTTTATTTTGATTTATATTATTTTGATTTATATTATTTTGATTTATATTATTTTGATTTATATCTGAGAATATTTTTGTTTCCCCCTCACCGAACTCTGCCGGAGGAGAGATTTTATAAGAAATAATATTCGGACACAATTCGTATATTATTGATTTAATTTTATCAGAATTTATTAATTCTAATGCAATATTCATTGTATCAAGATTAATTGTGAATCTATTTTGTTCAAATACAATTCTATTCGAATCAAAATTATTATAAAAAGTCTTATACATAGATTGTTTTGTAAGATTTGTTATATATCTCGTATATTTTCTTCTTTTTTGTTCGGCAATTTTTGCCATTGGTGGTACCCCATCAAATGCAAAATATATAGACGAAATTAA